GGTAAAAATAAATATGCGCAAAAATCGCGTTTTTAGGGGTCTGTGGAATACTATATGTTGGGTACGCCGAAAAATCGGAGGGAACTTATGAAAATCGAGGAAATGTCAGTTACCGAGCTTCGGTTTGACGACGAAAACGCAAGATTACATCCGGAGCACAACCGTTCACTGTTACGGGCGAGCTTAGAAAAGTTTGGACAACGCAAACCTATTGTTGTCACAACTGATAATCGGGTCATTGCCGGTAACGGGACACTACTTGCAGCTACAGAGCTGGGCTGGGAAAAGATCTCTGTTGTTCGAGCACCTGAGGACTGGACAGACGAGATGATTCGCGCATTTGCGATTGCCGATAATCGGGCCTCTGATTTGTCTGAGTTCGATCCAACCGTCCTCCAAGAACAGCTTGACTCGCTGAAAGTGGCAGACTTCGACTTTGATGCCCTCGGCTTTAATGAGATTGACTTACGAGAACTTGGCGAGGTGTCGCTTACCAGCGGGAAACCGCAAGGCGGAAGCGAGGACGGGCACAGTTACACTCCGAAGATTGCAGTACCGCAATATGAGATTGTCGGGGACGAGCCTCAGATCTTCGAGCTATACGATACAACTCGTTCTGACGCTTTACAAGATGCCGTAGACAAGGCAAAGCTACCGGAGGACATAGCCGAGTTCTTGCGTATCGCTGCTTATCGGCACACGGTGTTTAACTACGAAAAGATTGCAGAGTATTATCCCCACGCTCCGGCAAAAATCCAACGCCTTATCGAAGCATCTGCGCTTGTGATCATTGACTCTGAGGATGCAATCAAGCAAGGCTTTGCAACATTCCAACAAGCTCTGACTGACCTTATCGAGGCTGACCACGATGCGGAATAAGGACAACTTTGCTTTCTTTATCCTGACCAACGGACGACCAGATAACGTCCGAACTTACGGTTCGCTCCGAAGGTCAGGATATACCGGCAAGGTGTTCTTCATCGTAGACAACGAAGATCCCACGGCCGACGAGTACCGCAAAAACTTTGGGCCAGAAAATGTCATTGTCTTTGACAAGGCTGCTATTGCTAAGACATTCGACGAAGCAGATACGATTAAAGATCGGCGCAGTATTGTTTATGCGCGAAACGCAAGCTTTGGTATTGCTAAAGAGCTTGGCCTCGATTATTTCTGTCAGCTTGATGACGACTATACAAATTTCTCGTATCGGTATATACGCGGAGATATTGTTACCTCGCACACAATCCGAAACTTTAATGATGTTATCCCGGTAATGCTTGACTTACTCGAAGACACGGGAGCTTTAACGGTTGCTTTCTCGCAAGGCGGAGATCACTTCGGCGGACTTGAGGGAAATATAAGCAAGGTGTATAAACGCAAAGCAATGAACTCGTTCTTCGTGAGAACAGACCGTCCAATTAACTTTGTCGGACGGATTAATGAAGATGTCAATGCTTATGTAGTAGACGGGGCGAGGGGCGAGTTGTTTTTTACCGTGATGAACATCCAGCTTAGCCAAGTAGCAACACAAAAGTCGTCTGGTGGTATGACCGAGAACTACCTTGATTCGGGAACATATCTCAAAAGTTTCTTCACGGTAATGATGGCTCCGTCTTGCGTAAGAATCCGGCTTATGGGTCGAACGGATATGCGACTGCATCACTCAATTCAATGGAACAAAGCCGTCCCGAAGATTATTAGCGACCAGTACCGTAAGCCCTAATGTCACAACGCGGGCGACCTGCAAAACCGATAGAGCAGAAACGAAAACTCGGTAATCCAGGACGGCGACCCTTGCCGGAGCAAGGCGAGATTGAGCTACTAGCGCAGGCTTCGTCTATCCCTGAACCAGCACGCCCATTACTTGAGCCAGGTAAGAAACTATGGGAACGAGTCTGGGGAGCGGGCATCGGCTGGATCAGCCCTGAAACAGACCTAGAGCTACTGCTAATGACTTGTGAGATGGTAGATGAGCGGTGGAACCTGCGAATCAAAGTAATGCAGACGGACAATATGCAGATGGCTCGCCGGTTAGATAACCTCTCGCGTATTATTGCAAGTAACCTATCTATGCTTGGGTTCACGCCATCGGATAGAGCAAGACTTGGCTTAGCGGAGGTTGCCCGTAGATCTAGGCTTGCCGAGTTGCAGAAAATGAAAGACGACTTGGTTCAGGACATAGCGAATGACGAATAGTTGGCCACCTAAATGGCTAACGCCTGTACCGAAGGAATCAATCCTGGCGGGCGAGGGACATATCGCTATCGGCTTTGCTGAACGCTTTGCCAGTATCACTAAGGACAGCGTTGCCGGGAACGTCGGAGATCCGCTTGTGCTCCGTGACTGGCAGAAACAACTACTGCTCCGAATGTTCGCCTACGAGAATGGCGGGCTACGTCACCGCATACAGCTAATCGGTATGCCCCGAAAAAACGGTAAGTCAGCACTTGGTTCTGTCACTGCCCTGTATTCTCTAATGCTTGGACCATCCGGTGGTGAAGTGTATTCGATTGCAGCGGAAAAAGAACAAGCAAAGATTGTGTTTCGTGATGCACGCAAGATGGTCGAGAACTCGCCTGACCTGTCACATATCACGCTATATCGGGACGCTATGGAGAACACTATGAACGGGTCTGTGTACCGTGTGCTCTCGGCGGAGGCTTACTCTAAAGAAGGATTATCGCCCACGTTTGTTGTCTTTGACGAGCTACACGCACAGCCAAATCGAGATCTATTCGATGTGATGTCTCTGGCTATGGGTGCTCGTGGAAACAAGGCAACGCTAGTTGCTATTACAACTGCTGGTGTTCGTTCGGATAACACAGGACGAGACAGCATTGCATATACCTTGTACCAATATGGCCAGCGGGTTGCACGAGGCGAAGAAGATGACCCAACATACTTTCAGGCTTGGTGGGAAAGCGAAGGCGATTATCGAGACGAAGAAACCTGGGATCAAGCAAACCCAGGCTTCGGTGATATCAACGACGTAGACGACTTTCGTTCCGCTATCCGCCGAACACCTGAAGCGGAGTTTAAGACTAAGCGACTTAATCTGTTTGTGTCAGCACAGAGCGCGTGGCTGCCTGACGGAGCGTGGGATAAGTGTGCAAGTGATATCACGATATCGCCGGACGATGAGATTGTGCTTGGGTTTGACGGTTCATTCTCAGGAGATGCTTCCGCAATCGTCGGTGCTGTTATCCCTAAGACCGAAGATGACCCGGTGAAAGTCTTTATGGTCAAGACGTGGGAAAAAGATCTGAACATCCACGACCAAGATTGGCGCGTAGACATAAGCGAAGTTGAGCAAACGATTATCCAGTTCTGTCAAGAACATCCCAAAGTACGCGAAATCGCTTGTGACCCGTTCCGATGGCAGAGATCTATGGAGGCACTCGAACAAATGGGATTACCGATTGTCGAATGGCCCAGCACATCGGCGCGAAGAATGGTTCCCGCTTGCGCAAAGTTCTATGATGCTGTGGTCGAAAACAAAATAGTTCACGACGGAGACCCGGTTCTGACACGACACTTAGACAACGCTGTCACAAAGATAGATAACCTGGGACCGCGTATTGTGAAAGACAAGAAAGCAAGCCCTCGTAAGATTGACGCTGCGGTTGCGGCAATCCTCGCCGTAGACAGAGCGACAGTCGCTAGAATGGAAGATGTCGTCCCGCAGTTCTTTGGATAGGTATATGACCAGACAGATTGTTTCTACTGTCCTCCAAGTAGGTGGATTCGCAGGATTGACGGTAGGTGTGTTCCTGTGGTCAGTCCCAGCTGGACTGGTCGTAGCAGGCGGTATCGCTATTCTTATCGGATTCGTAGTTGGGCAGAACCAGTGATCTTAAATCGAATGTTTGACCCGGGCGAGTCTCGGGCTATCTCATACCAGACAATCTTCGAGTCAGGCGATGACATTGCGCTTGGCACAAACTCGGGCACTCGGATTGACTCCGACACAATCTTTCAGGTTAATGCCGTATTTGCGGCAGTCTCGCTTATTGCTGACACGATTAGCACGCTCCCGCTACACGCTTACAAGCGCGAAGGCGACCAACGGGTTGAGCTTACGCCCCGCCCTGAATGGATTAAGAAACCAGATGCCGACCTACCTAGCGAAGCGTTCTGGAACTCAGTAGTTGTCTCGATGCTCCTAGAAGGTAATGCGTTTATCCGCGCTTACTACAATAACCGTGGCGAGGTCGTTACTCTCACAGTCTTAAATCCACAGAATGTCGAGGTGAAACGGGACAGCGTAGGACGGCTACAGTTCACCGTCGAAGGTGAAGGTCGCCCGCTAGGAACCGACGACATTATCTATATCCCTGACTTACTCTCACCCGGCAAAGTACGCGGTGTGTCACGAGTGAAAGCACTTAAAGAATCATTCGGACTTGCCCTCGCCCTAGAACGATTTGCGAGCACGTTCTTCGGCCAGGGTACAAACTTAAACGGCATCATCGAGTTCCCCGGCGCACTTACTGAGGAACAAGCAAAGAGCCTAGCCTCTGGCTTTGATAACCGTCACCGTGGATGGCGCAGGGGACATCGAACAGGTGTTCTAACCGGCGGAGCTACGTTTAAATCAACACAGATAGATCCGCAACAGTCCCAAGCTATCGAGGCGAGACGACTTGCTGTGGAAGATATTGCTCGCGCGTTTAATGTTCCGCCACACCTGCTCGGCTTGCCCGGTACTAACAGCTATGCCTCTGTCGAGCAGAATAATCTTGCTTGGGTTACACACGGTCTACGCCCGATTCTGACAAAAATCGAAGGTGCGTTCAACCCGCTACTTGAGCGTGGAGCGAATGGTCGTGGCGCGTTCCTTAAGTTTAATCTTGACGGACTGCTCCGGGCTGATATCCAGTCGCGGTTCTCTGCCTATTCGACGGCAATGCAGTCTGGGTTCTTGACAATCAACGAAGCCCGCGCCCTGGAAGATCTAGCACCACAGGAACAGGAATCAGCTGACAAGGTTCGTGTACCGCTTGCCAATGTGGATGTGGACGACTCTAGACTGCGGGCACAGAGAGAACGTGTCAGTATGGTGCGAGACCTTGTTATTGCAGGATATGACCCAGCTATGGTACTCGAAGCAATGAACCTGCCCGCTATTGAGCACACGGGTCTGCCATCGTCACAGCTACAGCAAGTCGCTGCTATTAACCCGGAAGATCCTGAGTCCGTCTATCTGGGAGATGACTAATGCCATTAACAAGCGCACAGTTCACGCTCTCTGACACCGTGGCAACGCAAATCGTCCCTCCGGATAATATGCCCCACAATGTTGTTCTACACAATCACACTAAGTCGTCAAATGAATATATCCACATTGGACCAGACAGTTCAGTTGGTACTGCAAACTCGATACATATTGACCCGGGCCAGACAATCTATATAAATATGAACCCAGGGGACGAGCTGTGGGCAATCTCAGATCCAGACGGTCTAGTTGTAGGTGTCTTAGATAGTAGGCGAGCCGACTAATGCCGTATCTGATAACCGACTCGGCAGAGGGATGCTCTGGCTGGGCAACTATTAAACAGGACGGCGAAGTTATGGGCTGTCACGACACAAAGCAGGGAGCGATTGACCAGGCGCTCGCTATTGCACAGGCTGAGGGTTCCGAGTTCCTCGGCGAACGAGCACTTCGGGCAGAACCAGGTGAGCTAAGCCTGGGAGACTTTGTTCGTTGGGATAGTTCCGGCGGAACAGCTCGCGGACAAATTGAACATATTATGACCGAAGGCACGTTAGGTATTCCTGAGTCAGAGTTCTCCATCAACGCGACACAAGACAATCCTGCGGCTCTGATTCGTATTTGGCGTGAAGGCGATGACGGCTGGGCCGCAACAGACACACTTGTTGGGCATCGCTTTGCCACTTTGACTAAGATCGCCGACTTGCGCGGTTATGTCGGCGAACAGCGACAAGTGGATTTGTCTCCGCCCGCCTACATGAGAGCTGCCGCACGTCAGGGGCTCAAATATCACGAAGATGGATTAACCGGTGACGGGCTTCGACCACAAACTGTCCGAGAAGCAAGAGCAATGGTAGAGGGTAACGTGACTGCCGATAAATGGGTACGAATCGCAGCGTGGATTGCCCGTCATATGGGAGATCTAGATTCGGAATCGGC